TCATACGTTTGCGACCTCGACCGGCATTTGAGCCAAGCGGCGCTGATCAATCATATTTCCGCGCTCAGTCATAAGCGCCATCCAGGCCATCCGACGAAGGAGGGGCCGGTGGGCGTATTGCTCCGGGTTCGCGACAACCTGGCGCGCGTCAGCGCAGAGCTGCGCGCTGGGCCCTGCGGTCGGTGAATTCGGGTGTCTGAGATGTCTCATGTGCTCTCCACTTCTATGGTGGAGCATGTGATAAAAAAATTACCCCGTCAACATCTAGTGTATAAAAAAATTATCATTTTGGAATTGCATTGACCCACGTTGCTGGCGGCGGCATGATGCGACTTTAGAACAAAGGTGGAACGTATGGATCGCGAGGAGAGATTGGATGTGTTGCTGGATTGTGCGAATCGCACTGGCTTCACCTTGGATTTCTTGGAGGCGATCACTCAGGGTTTGTCGCGCCAGGCTTTCCTCAAAGTCATAGGTAACGCGTCATCGATTCCCTCGTACAGGAAATCAAGCGAAAGCCCATACCTTTTGCGCAAAGCGAGCGCGCCATCCAGTGAGAGGCGGAACGAGCCATTCTCCCAGTGTGAGTAGCGTGCGCGCTTGGCGCCGATGGTGGCGGCATACTCTGCTTGGTTGAGTTGTTCGACTTGTTCGCGATGCCATTTGAGGCGTGCGCCGATGTCGGCAAATGGCTTTATGTTTTCATTTTCCATGGCACTAGTCGTATTGGCTAAATATTTTACCGCAACTGTTGTTGCTTATCTTGACGGTTGCTAGAAGATTTATCATGCAGGGATGCATGGAAAGCAATTTGGCAAAATCTCTGACGAAGTTTTTGGGGCCAGCGAGGCTTGAAGCCGCGCTGGGCGTATCCTCGCATTCTGTGCGTGCGGCCTGTACCCAGGGGCTTTTCCCATCCAGCTGGTATCTCGTGGTGCGTGATCTCTGCGCTGAGCAGGGGGTGATATGTCCGGTTAAGGCGTTCAAGTGGCGTTCTCCTGTGCTGGAGGCGTTGGATGATTGAGCGTAGCCACACATTTCCCCGACGTGGTGGAATAGCAAGCGAGAAGATTTTTTACGTTGAGTATGGGAGGGCAGGGCGATGAGCCACGTTGCCACCCATTGGCTTGCAACGGTCTCTCCGACGGATCTGACGCATGGCGAGTTCCGGGTGCTGTTTCATCTCTGCGATTGCCACAATCCTGCGCATGGCTGTTTTCCGAAACAGGCTCATCTCATGGAGGTGACCGGGCTGTCGGAATCTGGCTTGAACAAGGCGCTTGGTAATCTCGTCAAGAAACGCCTTTTGGAACGTCACACGTCGCGGGATCCGCGCACAAATCGCCAGTTGCCCACCCGCTACATCTTGGGGTTTGAGCTTGAAGAGCCACAAGAGCCGACTCCACTCAGTGGAGGCGGAAACGGGGAAGCCGCCTCCACCGTGGTGGAGCCGGGCCGCCTCCACCACGGTGGAGTCTATATAGATGCTGAACCGGTAAGAGAGGAACCAGTAAGAGAAGAAGAAGAGCGCGCGGGCGCGCGCGGCGAAAATTCTTTCGAAGATTTTTTTGCTGAGCTGCTCGCTGTTTTCGGTTTCTCTGCAGACCAAGACCTGCCGGTCTGGTGGCACGGTGACGGAGCTCGATCGCACGTCTCTCGCTGGACGGTATCACTCGGATTGTCGGAGGACCGCGTTCTCGACGTCGCTCGAAGGTTTCGGGCTGAGAAGCCGGAACGCCCAAAGGGGCCCAAGGCTCTGGACCGAGCTATGGAGCGCGCGGCTCGGGCGGCTGGGAAAACTTCGAAGAAGAAATCCGGGCCGCCTGCATCCGATGAAGAGATCGCGGCCTACTACGCCGAGTGGATCAAATCGGATCGGTTCATTCCCGCAAATGCGATTTCTGGTCGGATTATGCAGATGCTCTTCGATCGCGGCTTGGTGACGCGAGAGCGGCTGATCGAGCGGGGGCTTTCGGAATGACCAGACTTGGCGCGGAATTGGAGGCCGGCGGCGGTCAGGTGTTCGGGGCGGCGCGCGTCGTCGTGGACGCGGCGTGCGGAGAGTGCATCGTCGTGGTCACGCTTGGTGGATTTAAACTTCCGAAGCGGATGCACCTCCATAGCCTCGATGAGATCCGTGGTGCGTTCAGCGTTCACTCGCAGCGTCACTGGGATCCGGTGGCGCAAGACGTGGCGCGCGCGCTGAAATTCGCCGGTATGCGGATCGCGAAAGGGGGGCGGGCATAATGGCGCGGGCAATCACGAAAGTTTCACCTTCTCACGAATTGATGCGGCGTTCTGAGGTGGCCGAGGCGCTGGGCGTTTCGGTGCGCACTCTCGAAGGGTGGGCTCGGGCTGGCACCGGGCCAGCGTTTCGCCGCATCGGCCGCGATGCTGTCTACCTGCGCTCGGACCTCGATGCTTGGATCCTTTCGCAGCCCGCGTTCGGCGATGTTCAAGCGGCCGTTGGCACGGGAGGGAACAAATGAGCGCGCGGTCGATCGATCACGAGCGCTTCCATGTGCGCGAGCTCATCGCCGAGGTGCGCCGCGAGATCCGGATGCGCCGGTCTGTTTACCCGAAGAGGGTTCGGGCCGGCCGGATGGATCAGGTTGAGGCAGATCGACAGATCGACCTCATGGAGGCGGTGGAGCGCCGCCTGACGAAAACCGCGACCTTGGACCTGTGAGGAGCCAATCATGGACGATGTTCAAATGAAGATTTCCACCACGGCGGCGGATGGCACGACCATCGAGAGCCCGCCGTTCACAGGCGAGGACCTCCGGAAAGCGGCAGAGGCGCTTGATGGTAAGTCGCGCATGAAGCCGGATCCTGATTTCGATGCTGCGCGCGACAAGGCGTATCGGGTCACGGCTGGAGAGCTGCGCCAGTTCATCGAGCGGTTCGAGCGGCTCGAAGTCGAGAAGAAGGATATCGCTGACCAACAGAAGGAAGTCATGGCCGAGGCCAAGGCGCGCGTTTACGACACCAAGGTCATGCGCAAGCTCGTCGCTCTGCGCAAGCGCGACAAGGACGATATCGCCGAGGAGGAGGCGGTTCTCGAAATGTACAAGTCTGCGCTGGGGATGTGACCATGTTGCGTGAGATCACACCGGCGCGTGTTCGTGAAATGTCGCACCAGCTCGAGGTGCCGGAGATCGCAAGGATCCTGCGCATCAGCGCTGATGATGTTCAGGATCTGCTCGAGCAGGCACGTCAGCCTCGGGTGCCTGTTACGCTCATTGATCACAAGACCGGCTGTTGGCACCTCGTGACCAGCTGGCGCGCGGCGTATTTCAAGGTCTGCGCGCTTGGGCTTGCGGATTGGAGCTGGCACGCCGGTCATTGGCGCAAGGATGAGGCTGGTCATGCCGTTCCTGCGTGAGACCTGGGATGAAATGACCGCGCGCCATGAGCGAGAGCGTCGATCGTTGCTGGACGAGCTGATCGCCCAGCGCGTGCCTGTTTCTGAGGCTGCTCGGATCTTAGGCACTGATGTCCGGACGCTTGAGGAGGCAATTTTTGCGCTGGGCATCGTATGGCCCGCTGAGCGCGCCTGTGAGGCCAAGGGAGGCGCTTGAGGTATGGCGGCCCGCAAAACACCCGAGGCGGACGCTCAGCGCGCAATCGTGGCGCTCCTGCGGGCCGTTATGCCGCGAGGCTCTATTGTCCATCACTCTCCGAACGAGGTTGGGTTCGGAGGAGCGCGTGCGCGCAACCGTCAAGCAATCCTTGCCGGTATGGGTTTGTTTCGCGGTTTCTCTGATCTTCTCGTGATCTCGGAGGGTCGTGTGATGTTCTTGGAGGTAAAGAGCGCCACAGGGCAGCTTGAGCCGTCTCAGGAGCGCTTCAGGGATCTTGTGCAGGCCCAGGGGCTGCCATGGGCGTTGGTGCGCAGTCCAGAGGATGCTGTGGCCGCGCTTCAAGGCGCCGGCTTTCGGCTTGGCGTCCGGGGGTTTGTTTAATGGCGCGGGAGATCTCGAGCATCTATGAGCGCGGGCCGAGCGAATATTCCGAAGAGCGGCGCCGGCAAGCGGTGGAGAAGGGCAGCCGTCGAGCTTGGCGGGAGCGCGGGATTGCCATGATCGAGGTCGACGCGCTTCTGGATGATTGGGAGCGTCAGATGGTGATCAACCTCGCAAACCGGCTGTATGGGAAACGGAGGGGCTGATGGCACTCGAAACAAACGAGATTGAGGATCGCTTTGAGGAGGCCGCGCGCACTCTGCGTCGTCTGCCTAATCCTCCAGGTTCAGGGCCGAAGGGCTACGGCAATGCCTGGCCTGCTTATGTGCAGGATGCGCGGCACGCCTATGGTTACCACGAGGTGCAGATGCGCGTCGTGCCCAGCGCGGCTGATATCCAGAACATGGAGGAGTGCATTGCTTGGCTTGGGTGGCTCAGCCCGGATGATGCGCGGATCGTCTGGATGCGCGCAGAGGGCGCACGTTGGAAGCAGGTCTGTTGGCGTATCGGTGTTGCTCGATCGACGGCGCACCGGCGCTGGGCGGCTGCTCTGTTGACCGTGGCGAAGAACCTTGAGAAGAATGGGGTTAAGCGGAAAAATGGGCTGACCTATGCATCCTGAAACTTTGCATCAATATGAGATGATGAAAGCACACGGTGATGGGCATCCGTGGTTGATGCGAATTCTCGCTGGGCCACGTCATTTACATGTGCCTGCCTCTATCAACACGTTGGCCTATGAAATCTCATGCAACGAGGCGTTGGCACACCCAGAAACCGGGGTTCCAGTTCCTACGTCAGGGGTGCCGATTTCCAAGTCGCTTGTGTTGACCGTTGATGAAGAAGAATCTGGGGTCAGCTGCCAAGTTATAACGATGCAATCGAGTATGGTCAGTGTCCGGAATTTGGTTGGTGGAATGGCGTTTCCGGTTGGTTCGTATTCACTTTCTGATGGTAGTCTGTGTGACCCAAACCTACGCGGAGAGAGAGAGCATATACGCGTAGGTGTAAATGCAATGTCGACGGAACAGCGCGACTTAATTTTGCTCAGGGTGGGTACGATACTCTCTCTGGTAAATCAGCCTAGATTTGTTGAGGTTTTGCCCGAAAAAGGCCATCGCGCACATTGCCGCCGTGTCCAAAAGATTACTGGCTTGGCGGCAAGCGCATGGTCAACAGTCTCTTGGAAACTCGGGAAGGGAGTTGTGCCAAAGTTTGTAAAAGAGGGTGAGCCGGGCCACCACAAAGCGCTGCATTGGTGTCGAGCGCATTGGCGTCGCGCCGAGCCTAATCAAGGTAAGGCGCAGTTGGTCACGATGCCTGATGGAACAAAGGGCTGGTATACTTGGGTTAAAGATAGCTGGCGTGGTGATCCAGCGTATGGGGTGAAATTACAAAGGCATCAGCCGTTCCTTGAGGAAGCGGATCGATCATCCAGTTCCTCTTCAATTTCTCAAGTTAAACCAGAAACTAAACTAAAGGCATTGGGTTCAGCGCAGCGAGAGGCGCTGGTAGAATCTGGTCATATGCCAAGCGACACGTTGCATTGACGTGGCTTCCCTCGGTTCGAGCTGTTCGCGCGCTAGCCGCAGGGAGGGCGGGATGTGTTCAGTGACGAGGTGGAGAAGGATTGGCCGAGATCACCTGCCCAGCGCGCAACCTTTGGGGAATGGATAGACGGCGAAGCCGTCTCGAAAATTTCTGGATCACCGCCGGATCGCACTGTCCCGGCTCCGAATTGCTACTGAAAATTGCGTGAGACATTTTCGGCGTTTTGGGCCATGTTTATTGGCAAGATAGGCAGAGGTGACCAAGCGGTCGACCGGCCTCAAATGCCCCCCCTTTTGGGTCCTTCCCGGCCGCAAACCTATGTGGGTGTGCTTTGCGCAGAAGTTCTCTAGTGACAGGAAAAAAAACGGGCCCGCCACCTGGGCCCGCCACCTTTGTTGCGTGTTTAGGGCTCCTGTTTTGGCGGGTTGCCCGCCACCTCTAATAAGTGGCGCATGTCTTGAAGTTTTAGGTATTTCAGGTGCTTGCGGCGCTGGGCGATCGTTCGGCGCGGCGGGTTCTGTCTGAGTTCCTCCCGTCAAGGGCAAAATTTCCGCCAGATTATTTTGCCCACGACAAGGGCCGGGGATCGTGCTGGGTCTCCGGTCCTTACCTCCCTGAACCTGGCCGGCGGCGTTGAAACCGTCGGCCGCTTTTTTTGGAGATGCCTTTGAAAGTCGAAATGTTGCCGGTGGCCGAGATCACGCCGAATGCCGGCAATCCGCGCGAGCATCCGGAGTGGCAGGTCTCTCAGATCGCGGCGTCGATCGAGAAGTTTGGGTTCAGCAATCCGATCTTGCTTTCGAAGTCTGGCACGGTGATCGCCGGGCATGGCCGTTTGATGGCGGCCGATCGGCTCGGTTTGGAAACGGTGCCGGTCATTCGCCTGGGTCACCTGTCTGAGCTTGAGGCGCGGGAGCTGCTCCTGGCCGATAACCAGATCGGTGATAATTCGGCCTGGAACGAGGACCTTCTTTCGACATTCCTATCGGAGCTGCGGGCCGATGGCGGTGACCTTGAGGTGCTTGGGTTCACCGAGGAAGAGCTGGCCGATCTGATTGGCGATGCCGATCTGGACGAGGAGCCGCCGGCTGAGCTCGGGGATCCGGATTTCGTGCCGGAGCCTCCGCCGGATCCGGTGACTGAGACTGGCATGGTTTGGGTGATGGGCGATCATCGCCTGATCTGCGGAGACTCGACGTCAAAATCTGACGTCTCGCGGCTTTGCGAAGGCGCGGAGGTGGACGCGTGCTGGACCGATCCGCCTTATAACGTGAATTACGAGGGCACCGCCGGCAAGATCGCCAATGACAACATGGGCGCGACGGATTTTCGCCGGTTCCTGGTCAGCGCGTTCAGCGCAGCGTTTTCGGTGATCCGGGCCGGGGGTCCGATCTATGTCGCACACGCCGACACCGAGGGTCTCAATTTCCGGGCCGCGTTCCGGGATGCCGGGTTCAAGCTGTCGGGTTGCCTGGTATGGGTGAAGCCGAGCCTTGTGCTGGGCCGATCTGATTACCAGTGGCGGCACGAGCCGATCCTTTATGGTTGGAAGCCTGGCGCGGCGCATTCCTGGTATGGTGGGCGGGCGAACACCACGGTGACCGAAACCTTGGGCGAGGCGGTGCGGGTGATGCCCGACAAGACGGTGCAGATCGACCTTGGCGATCAGACGCTGGTCGTCTCGGGCGATAATCTATCGCTGGCCGCGCTGGACGGGTCGGTGATCCGGCACGACAAGCCGGCGCGCAATGGCGAACATCCGACCATGAAGCCGGTTGGGCTGATCTGCGGGATGCTGGAGAATAGCACCAAGCGGGGCGATGTGGTTCTGGATATCTTTGGCGGATCCGGATCGACCATGATCGCGGCTCACAAGCTGGGGCGCATCGCGCGCCTGGTGGAGCTGGATCCGAAGTTCTGCGATGTGATCGTCGATCGGTGGCAGACCTTTTCTGGGCAGAAGGCGGTTCTCGAGGGCGATGGCCGCACGTTTGACGAGGTCAGAAAGATCAAATGCAAAGCCGCCTGATGTCGCTGGTCGAGTCGATCGTCAATGTGGTGATCGGGTTTTGGGTGGCTCTCGGGGTGCAGGTGTTGGCCTTTCCTTGGTTCGGCATTGAGGCCAGCGCCAGCGAGCATCTCGCTTTGGGCGCGATCTTTACGGCGGCGTCGATTGTCCGATCCTATGTTTTGCGACGGGGGTTTGAGAAATGGCGAGCAAGCGGCCGCGGGCGCTTCGATACCAGACCGGCAATGTTCGCACGGTTGTGCATCGCACGGAGACGGCATCGGAAGTGATCGGGCCGCTTGTGCCTGGGCAGCGGGTGACCGGTGTCACGGCGGGGCAGTTCTCGGCGATCGATGCGATGGAGCACATGATCGACGAGCTGGGGCCGGATGCGGTGGTGCGGGTGTCGACCTGGACGACCGGGCTTTACGACGTGGAGCGGGCCAAGCAGATGCGGCTTGAGGGTCGCGTGTCTGATATTCGGTTCATCCTCGATCGGGGCACGTTCGAGAAGAGCCCGAAGTTCGCGGGGCCGCTAATCGAGCGGCTTGGGGTCGATGCGTTCCGGTGTCTGTCGGTTCACGCGAAGATCATCATTGTCGAGGGCGCGCGCGGCGCGGCGGTCATGCGGTCCTCGATGAACCTGAACAAGAACCTGCGCACCGAGCAGTTCGATGTGGATGTCGATGGCGCGGTCGCGGAGTTCTACATCGATTGGTTCGATGCGCTTTGGGATGAGGCGGGCCGATCGTCGGACAATCGGGCGATCATCAAGGCGGTCTATGACCGGTTCCAGGCTGAGGCGCCGGGCGAGGCCGAGAAACAAAAAAACCCGCCGGCAGCGGAGCGGCGGGTTGAGCATGGCGATGTGTATCTGACGGATGCCGATATTCAGGCGCTCATTGGAGATTGAGCTGGTCGGTGGATCCGGGTTCTGCGTAGGGCGGGATTCCTGCGGCGACGGCGGCGCAGGCCAGCGCGATCGGCTTTGGGATATCGGCCTTGCCGGTGGAGTATGCGATGCCTGAGTTGTAGGCGATGCCAATGCGGCGGCAAAGTTCGGCGCGGGAGACGCCGAGGCGGGCTTGCAGGTCGTTGAAGTCGTGGCTGGTCATGGTGCGGTTCCTTATGAAATCAGGCCGAGGTCTTTGAGCGTGGCGACGGTGTCGACCAGATTGTTCGTGGCGACCTTGATGGTCAGTTCGACGCTGTTGGCGTAGGCGCGGGCGTGGACACCACCGTCATCGAGCAGGGCCATTTCGATTTCGTCGAGCACCGTGTTTGTGCGGCTGTTTGCAAAGCGCTCTGGCAGGGTGCGGCGTTCGATGTGAATTTCGGTGATCATGGTCGTGTCCTTTCAGGCGGTCTTGCGTTTGTTGAGTTCGTTTATCGCGCGCTCTTTGAGCGGGTGATGGCTCATGTCCTGCATGCTGGCGATAAAGGCGGCGAGTTCTGCGTTTGAGAGCTGAGCTATCTGAGCGCGGGTCATCTGGCTTTCCTATCAGGCGTTGTCGTTGAGTTCGGCTTCGATGGCGTAGTGGCCGACCATGCCGTCGAGGTAGGGCAGGCCGATGGGGATCCCGGTTTCGCGGCTTAGGCGGCGTCCGATCTTCCAGGTTTGGTATTTCTCGATCGTCTTTGCGATGGCGCTCTCGAGGGTGATGTGGCCGCCGGGCGCGGTTGCGATGGCGTTGGAGAGTTCGTCGGCAAAGTGGCGGCCGTCGCGGCTGTCGAGGAAGTCGCGGACACCTTCGGGGCCGTAGGCGTTGCCGTCATGGGCGCCGGTGGCGTCTTGGATGGCTTCGAAGGCAAGGGCCCATGCGGTTTCCGGGCTTTCGCCGGCGCGCTCGATGGTTCCGAAGAAGCCCCATTCGGGGTTTTGGGTTTTGAGGGTGGTGGTCGCGGTGGTCATGGTCGGGGCCTCCTGGGCGGGGCGCTGCCTGGGCGGGGTTGCCTTGGCTCCTGCGCTGATTTGACATTACTCAAATTTGCGTAGGCTATCTAGCAAATAAGGATGAAAAACCCAATAAAAACAATGGGTTGATGTGAGTTGCGGGGGCGTTCGTGGGGATCAGTCGGAGGGCATATGCGCGGCTGCGCGGGGTGCATCATTCTTCTGTGCAGGAGGCGATCCGCGCCGGCCGGATCACGCTAGAGCCGGATGGCTCGATCGACCCGGCGAAGGCGGACGCGGAGTGGGGTGCAAATACTGACCCGTCTCAGCAGCGAGGCGCAGCCGCGAGGGCTTCTGTGCCGGAGGGCTCTGCCGAGGCCATAGCAGATGCGCCTTCGACCGGCGGTCAGCCTTCGGCGGATCGACCTGCACCGGCGGAGGCTCCGGTGCCATCGCCTGGTGGCATGAACCTGCACGCCGCCAAGACGGCAAACGAGGTGTTGAAGGCGAAGCTCGCGGACCTGAAGCTCAAGCAGCAGAAGGGCATCCTGGTCGACCGGGAAAAAACGAAGGCGCTCGTGTTCGACCTGGCGCGTCGGGAGCGGGACGCTTGGCAAAACTGGCCGCCTCGGGTTGCGGCGAATATGGCGGCGGAGCTCGACGTGGATCCGCATCTACTGGAGGCGATCCTGGATCGGTATCTTCGCGAGCACCTGGAGCAAATGGTGGGCGTGAAGATCGATGTCATCTGAATTCGAGGGTTCGTCGGAGATCCGCGAAGCCTGGTTTGCAGGGCTTCGACCGGATCCGTTGCAGACGGTGAGCGAGTGGGCGGACAAGCATCGGATGCTGTCGGCGCGCGCGGCCTCTGAGGCGGGGCCGTATCGGACGGCTCGGACGCCGTTCATGCGTGAGATCATGGATGCGCTGTCGCCGTCATCATCGGCTCGGCGGGTGGTGTTCATGAAGGCGGCGCAGGTCGGGGCGACCGAGGCCGGCAATAACTGGGTTGGCTACATCATGCACCGCGCGCCGGGTCCGGTTCTCGCGGTTCAGCCGACGGTGGACATGGCCAAGCGGCTTTCGCAGCAGCGGATCGACCCGCTGATCGAGGACAGCCCGGATCTGCGCGAGCTGGTCGCGCCATCGCGTTCTCGCGATAGCGGTAACACGGCGCTGTCGAAGAAGTTTCCCGGTGGCCAGCTGATCCTGGCCGGCGCGAATAGCGCGGTGGGCCTGCGCTCGATGCCGGCGCGGTTCGTGTTCCTCGACGAGGTGGACGCCTATCCGGGCGACCTCGACGGCGAGGGCGATCCTATCGCCTTGGCTGAGGCGCGGACGATTTCTTATGGGCACCGGGCCAAGCTGTTTTTGGCTTCGACGCCGACGATCAAGGGGCTGAGCCGGATCGAGCGGGAGTATGAAGTGTCGGACCAGAGGCGGTATCATTTGCCTTGCCCGGAATGCGGCGGGCTTCAATGGCTGAAGTTCGAGCGGCTTCGCTGGGAGCAGGGGCAGCCTGAAACGGTGCGGTATATCTGCGAGCACTGCGAGGAGCCGATCGCTGAGCGGCACAAGACCTGGATGATGGACGAGGCAAACGGCGCGTGCTGGATGCCGACGGCCGCGCCGGATGTGCTCGAGGCGGCAGAGGCCGCCGGCCGGATCGGGTTCCACATCTCGGGGCTTTACTCGCCGCTCGGGTGGCTGGGCTGGCCGGATATCGCGCGCTCCTGGGAAAACGCCCAAGGCGATGACGCGGCGCTGAAAACGCTCAAGAACACGGTTCTGGGCGAGACCTGGCAGGAGAAGGGCGAGGCGCCGGAATGGCAGCGGATCTACGATCGCCGCGAGCAGTGGCGGATCGGCTCTGCGCCGGAGGGCGTGCTGGTGCTGACCGCCGGGGCCGATGTGCAGCGTGATCGCATCGAGATCGACGTCTGGGGCTGGGGCCGCGGGCTTCGATCGTGGCTGGTCGATCATGTGGTTCTCGAGGGCGACACCTCGCGCGAGGAAGTCTGGGCGGATCTGACGGAGTTCGTCGGCAATACCTGGCCGCATGCCTCGGGCGTGGAGATGTCGCTGGCGCGTCTGGCGATCGACTCGGGCGACGGTGGGACCACGGACCTGGTTTACCGTTGGGTCCGATCTGTTGGCGGCGGCGTGATCGCGGTCAAAGGTGTTGGCGGGTTCGATCGGGCCTCTCCGGTGGACGGTCCGACATACGTGGAGACCTCGGAGGCGGGGCGCCGTCTGAAGCGCGGCGTGAAACTCTGGAAAGTCGCGGGCGCGACCTTCAAGTCGGAGACCTACCGTTGGCTGCGCCTCGATGCGCCCACGGATGAGGAGCTCGAGGAGGGGATAGATTGGCCGGCGGGCTTTATCCATATCCCGGCCGGGACCACGGCGGAGTGGACCAAGCAGCTGACGGCTGAGCAGCTGATGACGATCAAGACCCGGCAGGGGTTTCAGAAGCTGGAGTGGCAAAAGACCCGCGATCGCAACGAGGCGCTGGACTGTCGCGTCTATGCGCGGGCGGCGGCGTGGCTCATGGGGATCGATCGGTGGAACGATCAACGCTGGGAGGGGCTTGAGGCCCAGCTCGGTGTTTCGGAACGAACAGAAGAGGCTGCGCCTGCGGGCCAGCCAAATCGGCGCCCAGATCGGCCGGCACCGCGCCGGCGCTCTGATTGGATGGGCGGCCGTGGCAGGGGGAATTGGTTTTAATGGCCTGGACACAGACTGAGCTGGACGCGCTGCGGCGCGCCTTTGCATCTGGCACCACCAAGGTGAGCTATGACGGTCAAACCGTCGAGTATGGCTCGGCGGATGATCTGTTGCGCCGGATTCGGCTCATTGAGCGGGAAATGGACGGCGCGGCTGGCAAGCCTCGGCCGGTTGCCGGCTTTGCCGGGTTTCGGAGGGCACGGTGATGGCGGAGCAGAAGGGCGTGCGCTGGGGTGCGTTGGATAGCGCGCTGGCCTCGATCGCACCGCAGCGAGCGGCGAAACGCTACGCAGCGCGGGTGGCGATTGCGAACATGCGCCGGGGCTATGAGGCAGCGTCCAAGGGTCGCGGGACCGATGGCTGGCGCACCTCGAGCACGGCGGCGGATGCGGAGATTGCGGCGGCCGGCGGGCTTCTGCGGGATCGGATGCGCGACCTGGTGCGCAACAATCCGATGGCAGCGCAGGCGGTTCAGGTCCTGGTAAACAATATTGTGGGGCCGGGGATCCGGCCGCGCGCGGCGACCGGGGATGCGGATCTCGACAAGAAAGTCGATGATCTGTGGCGCTCCTGGTCTGCGCGCTGCGATGCGCATGGGCATACGGACTTCAATGGGCTGCTCAACCTTGCGGTGCGCGAAATGATCGAGGGCGGTGAGGTGCTTGCCATGAAGCGCTCGCGCCGTCGTGGCATGGCCGGCAATGTGCCGCTGGCGATCGAGCTCATGGAGGCGGATCACTTCGATGATGCGCGCATGGACAATCGCGCGGACGGCAGCCTGATCAAGCAGGGGATCGAGTATGACCGGCAGGGCCGGCGCGCGGCCTATTGGCTGTTTCCGGATCATCCTGGGGATCAAACCTCGACCTTTGGCCGGCGGCTGGAGTCGCAGCGGTATTCGGCGGATCGCGTGCTGCACCTGTTCGAGCGGCAGCGCGTTCAAAGTCGCGGCGTTCCCTGGGGCGCGCCTGCAATGCGGGCCATCCGCGATGTGGACGATTGGCAAAATGCGGAGCTGGTGCGCAAAAAGACCGAGGCCTGCATGGTCGGTGTCGTGTTTGGGGCCGATGAGGCCGAGCAGTCGATTGCGCCGGTGGTCGAGGACGGCTTTGGCCAGCAGGTTGAGCAGTTCGAGCCTGGGCTGATCGCCTATGCGCGCGGTGGTAAAGATATCAAGTTCAACCAGCCGAGTTCGACGGCGGGCGTCTATGAGTGGCACCGGGTGCAGCTGCACATCATCGCTGCCGGGTTCCGGGTGCCTTATGCGCTCATGACCGGTGATCTCAGCCAGGCGAATTTTGCGAGCTCTCGGGTGGGCTTGAACGAGTTTCGTCGCATGGTCAGTCAGCTGCAGTGGCAGACGGTGATCCCGATGTTCTGCGTTCCGATCTGGCGCTGGTTCATCGAGCACGCGCAGCTGGCCGGGCTTTTGCCGGCCGATATCGAGATCCGCGCGGAATGGACGCCGCCTCGGTTCGAGAGTGTCAACCCGCTGCAGGATGCTCAGGCAGACCTGCTCGAAGTGCGTGCCGGGTTCTCGAGCTTGCCGCGCCAGATCGCGCGGCGGGGCGGTGATCCGGAGACACTGATTGAGGAATGGGCCAAGTTCGCCGCAAAAACCGACGCGGCTGATCTGGTCTTTGATAGTGATCCGCGCCGGGTCACGAGTGCGGGCTTGGCGCAGGCCAAGGATCCGCTTGATCCGTCTGGCGACGGACAAACCTGACGGAGAAAAACATGCCGAAGGATATTTTGGACCTGCCCGTGTTCGGGCGGGATGCTTTTGTGCGCGCGGAAAGCGTCAACGAGGAAGCGCGCACGGCTGAGGTGGTCTGGACCAAGGGGGCGAAGGTGCGCCGTCGTCGCTGGTTTGAGGACGACATCGACGAGGAGCTGGTGGTGTCGGAGGAGGCGATCCGCACGGATCGGCTCAACAACGGCGCGCCTTTCCTCAATTCACACAACCCCTACAGCCTGGACTCGGTGCTCGGGGTCGTCGTGGACGGCTCGGTGCGCATCGAGAATGGGCAGGGGATTGCCACGATCCGGTTCTCGGATCGGGAGGACGTCGAGCCGATCTGGCGCGACATCAAGAGCGGTATCATCCGAAATGTTTCGGTGGGGTATCGCGTTCATCGCTTCGAGATCGAGAAGCGCGACGGCGAGGTTGAGCTGTGGCGCGCGGTCGATTGGGAGCCTTTGGAGATTTCGGCTGTCGCCATCGGCGCCGATCCGGAGGCGCAGTTCCGTTCTGCCGAAGGGCAGAAGGATGCGCTGCAGTCATGCGTCGTGATCCGGCACGACGATCCTGCCGCGGGGGCGGCAAACAAAAAGGAGGCCGATATGGCTGATAAACGTGAAGAGGCCGGTGGCGCTGCGGCGGCCGGCGGTGGCAATGAGCCTGTGGTGGATACCCGTGCTCAGCCCCAAGCACCGGCTGCGCCGGCTCCGCAGGAGCCTGCGGTTGATGCGGATGCGGTTCGCGCTGAAGAGCGCACCCGCGTGAGCACCATCATGACGCTTTGCGAGCGTCACGGTCTGGGTTCGGAGTTTTCGTCTGATCTGGTGGCGCGCGGTGTGTCGCTCGATGAGGCCCGCTCCGCGATCCTCGACAAGCTGGTCGACCAGGATCCCGACGGCGGTCGTGTGTCCGAGCCGGCACCGGCTCAGGCGCGTTCGGCCGGCACGCAGGAGATCGCCTATCGCGATGCGATGTCGTCGGCGCTCATGCACCGCCACAATCCGGGCAAGCACGAGCTGATCGATGGTGCGCGCGACTTCATGGGCTTGTCGCTCATGGAAATGGCGCGCGGTGCGCTTGAGCGCCGTGGCATCAACACGCGCGGCATGTCGAAGATGGAGGTTGCGGGCGAGGCGCTGCGCATGCGCTCGACTGGTGCGCATAGCACCTCGGATTTCCCGGCCATCCTGGCGAATGTCGCCAACAAGACGCTGCGCATGGCCTATGCGTCGACGCCGCGCACCTTCCAGGCCTGGGCGCGCCGCGCGGTCATCACCGACTTCAAGCCGGTGTCGCGTGCGCAGCTTGGCGGGGCTCCGGATCTGAAGAAGGTCTCGGAGAGCGGCGAGTTCCAGTATGGCTCGATCGGCGAGGGGAAAGAGGATTACGCGCTGGCCACCTACGGCCGGATCGTTTCCGTGACCCGTCAGTCGCTGATCAGTGACGACCTGGACGCGTTCACGCGCATTCCGGCGGCCTTCGGTGCGGCCGCAGCGGATCTTGAGTCGGACATCGTCTATGCGATCCTGACTGGAAACCCGGCGATGAGTGACGGCAAGGCTCTGTTCCATGCCGATCACAAGAACCTCCTGACCGCGGCCGTGGTCTCGGAGGCAGCGCTTGCTGCGGCCTATCGCAAGTTTGGCCAGCAGAAGGGCATCGACGATCGTCCGGTGTCGATCCAGCCGCGGTTCATCATCGTTCCGCCGGGCTCGCGCTCGGTTGAGGCGCGCAAGCAGATCACTGCGACCACGCCTTCGGCGACCGGTGACGTCAACACCTTCGCCGGCCGCCTCGAGGTGGTCGAGGAGCCGCGCTTGATCCCGGCTTCCGGTCAGGATCCGTGGTTCCTGGCCGCTGATCCCTCGCGCGTCGACACCGTCGAGTTCGCGTATCTCGATGGCCAGGAGGGTGTCTACACTGAGACCCGCTCGGGCTTTGAGGTGGACGGTCTTGAGATCAAGGCGCGCCACGACTTCGCGGCGAAGGCCATTGATTGGCGCGGCATGTCGAAAAACCCCGGCGCTGCTCCTGCATAAGGGCTGAGCCGATGATCGGGGCCCAGCCGGGCCTCGATCTCCCTTTTCTTTTCTCTGATGGAGATGATCCATGAAAAACTTCGTTTCCCAGGGTTCGACCCTGGAGATCACCGCGGCGGCGGATATCGCCTCCGGTGATGGCGTGCTGACCGGCTCGCTGTTCGGTGTGGCCGCTGGCGATATCGCCAATGGCGCGACCGGCATCGTCAATCTGACCGGTGTCTATGACTTTCCCAAGAAGGCCAGTCAGGCTTGGACGGTCGGTGCAAAGATCTACTGGGATGACACCGAGAAGCACTGCACCACGGCGGTCTCTGGCAACACCTTGATCGGTGCGGCCGTGCTCGCGGTTGGCGGCACCGCCTCTGAGGTGGTCGGTCGTGTTCGTTTGAACGGCACGGCGTAATCCCATGAGCGCATTTTCGGCCGCCGCAGATCGCCTGTTTCTGGATCCGAACCTGGCCACTGATGCCTGGTATCGGGACGGGGCGGGAGGGTTCACGCAGATCCGCGTGATCTTGCGGCGGCCGGATGAAGTCACCGGCTTTGGCGCCGGGCGTGTCATGTCTGACACTGTCCTGGCGGATCTTCGGGCGTCTGAGGCTGTTGACCCGGTTGCCGGTGACCAGATTCTGATCGGGGACGAGACGTTCCGGATCAATGCCGAGCCCAAGCGGGACCGGGCGCGCCTGGTGTGGCGTCTGGAGCTGGTGCCGGCATGAAGCTGGATGTGAAGATCAGCCCGGACATTGCAAAGCTGATGGCCGCTGAGGTGAAGGCCGGCGAGCGGGCGGTGACGGCCGCCATGTCGACCGCCTCGCAGGATCTTAAGCTCAAATGGCGCGGCCAGATCACGGGCGCGGGGCTTGGGCGGCGTCTCGGAAACAGCATTCGCTCTCAGGTCTACCCGAAGGGCGACACGAGCCTGAACGCGGCCGGCCTGGTCTGGTCTAAGGCACCGCACATCGTGGGGGCTCATGAAGATGGGCCTTTGCTGCGATCGCCAAACGGGTTTTGGCTGGCCATTCCTTTGCCGGCGGCGGGTCGCGGGCTTCGCGGCCGCAAGATCACGCCGCTTGCCTGGGAGCGCAAGACGGGGATGAAGCTGCGCTTTGTCTATCGCCGTGGCAAGCCTGGGCTTCTGGTGGCGGACAAGGCGCGGATCTCGAAGGCGGGCTACGCGGTGCAGTCGCGGGCCAAGACGGGCCGCAATCAGGTCACGGCGCCGATCTTCGTGCTGGTGCCGCAGGTGAAGCTGAAGAAGCGGCTTGATCTGGACAAGCCGGCGCGCGCGGCGGCGGGCCGGATCCCGAGCCTGATTGTCGACAAATGGGTCGAGGGCAAACTGAAATGACCACCAAACGCGAGCAGGTGCTCGAGGCGCTGTTTTTTGGGCTGCAATCGCTCGATGCCACCGCTCTGCGTGGCGAGGTGCTGCCCGAGCGCGTGCCGGATGATGGGTTGATCACGCTGCGCGATGGCGATCCTGGCGAGCCGGAGGTGACCATGTCGCCGCTCACCTATCACTACGAGCACAAGGCGGAGCTTGAGGTCGTGGTGCAGGGCACGTCCGATCGGGACACTTTGTTTGATGAATTGATCGCGTCTTTGGGCGTGGTCTTGGCTGCAGATCGCACCTTGGGCGGTTTGTGCGATTGGGTGGAGCCTTCGGCGCCTGAGCCGGTGGATCTGCCTGTGGAGGGGGCTGCGAGCCTGAAGGCGGCCGTGATCCCTGTGATGTTGCATTATTCGACCAGCGATCCGCTGGCGTAATACCCAAAAGGAGAGAGACTATGGGACGAGCCCAAGGCGCGCGCTCGCAGATGGCGCTGGCGTTTGAGACCACATATGGCACGCCGCCGGCAAGCGGCTTTACGCGGATGCCTTTTGCATCCACCACGCTGGGGGCCGAGCAGCCTCTGCAGGAGTCGGAGCTTCTGGGCTATGGCCGGGATCCGGCCGCGCCGCAGAAGGACGCGGTGACGGCGGATGGCGATGTGGTCATTCCGATCGATGCCGATGCATTCGGCTTTTGGCTGAAGGGCGCCTTTGGTGCGCCGACCACCACCGGCACGGAGGCGCCCTATAGCCACGAGTTCCGCTCGGGGAGCTGGGATCTTCCGAGCTTTGCGATCGAGACCGCCATGCCCGAGGTGCCGCGCTATGCGATGTATGCGGGCTGCAAGGTCGACAGCTTGAGCTGGCAGATGGCGCGTTCGGGGCTTTTGACCGCGACGGCGAGCTTAGTCGCGCAGGGCGAGGACATCGCGGTGACGAGCCAAGCCGGGTCTCCGGCGGAGCTTACGCTGCAGCGGTTTGGGCACTTCAATGGCTCGGTGACCCGCAACGGTGTTTCGATCGGGGATATTGTCTCGGCGGATGTGAGCTATTCCAACAACCTCGACCGGATCGAGACGATCCGCGCGGATGGCAAGATCTCCGGGGCCGATCCGTCTGTGGCGGCGATGACCGGCAATGTGGCTGTGCGCTTCTCGGATCAGACGCTGGTCAACCAGGCGATCAATGGTCAGGCCTGCGAGCTGGAGTTCTCTTATGCGCTTGGCAGCGGCGAAAGCCTGACGGTGACGGTGCATTCGGTCTACCTGCCGGTGCCGCGTGTGGAGATCAACGGGCCGCAGGGCATTCAGGCTACCTTCGACTGGCAGGCCGCAAAGGATGCCACCGAGGGCCGCATGGCGACCGTCACTCTGGTAAACGATGTGGAATCCTACTGATGCTGAAGCTGAACCTGGACAAGCGTGAGGACGAGTGGGTCGATCTGGGCCACGGTGTCCGCCTTCTTGTTGAGCCGCTTTCGACGGCAGTCATGTTGGCCGCGCGCAGTGATCCTTCGGTGATCGCCGCGGCCGGGCCGGAGGCCAATATCGAGGAGGCTGCGGATCCTGCGCGTGACGAGGGCGTGGCCGTGGTCGTGGCAAAGGCGGTTGCGCGGCGCGTGGTGAAGGACTGGGAGGGCGTTGGCGATGAGGCTGGCGAGCCGATCAAGCCGACACCCGAGGGGATCGATGCGCTCCTGGATATCTGGCCGATGTTTGAGGCTTTCCAGGTCAAGGTGGTTGCCGGCGCGATGCTGGTGGACGCGGAAAAAAACGGCTGACCGCTCTCGCCGACTGGGAGTTCGGCGGGGGCGGTGACTATTGCGCAGGCTGCTCTGGCGTCTGCGCGGATTGTCCATCTGTGGTGAATGCGCCGCAGACGCTTGAGGGCTGGCAGGTCTGGGACTTGGTGCAGCGGCTTGGGGGGCAGGTGCGGCTGGTGGCCGGCGCCAGTGGTGGCGCGGTCACCGGCTGGGATATGAGCGCAGCCTTGCAGTTGGGCGCGGCGCTGGGCGCGAGCCCGGCGGCGGTGGCGGAGCTGTTGCCGGCGGTCGAGGCGGTGATGGTGCGCAAAGTGAACGAGCAGATTGGAGATCAGAATGGCTGAGAAGCGCGTCAGCGTGCGTCTTGTGGCCTCTGGCGGGCGGCAAGTGCGTGGCGAGCTTGAGGGGGTCGGCAAGTCTGGCGCCACGGGCATGCAGCGCTTGTCGCGCGAGGTGGACGCGGCCAACAAGCGCATGGCGGCTTTTGCGCGTCGGGCGCGGGTTGTGGCTGCGGCGGCAACGGCTGCGGTGGCGGCGGCCGGCGTGGCGATGGTGCGCAATGGGCTGCAGACCATCGATGCGCAGGCCAAGCTGGCGCAATCGCTCGACACCACGGTGGCCAGCGTGCAGGTGCTTGAGCGCGCGGCGGAGCTGTCGGGGTCCAAGATGGCCGATCTCGAGGCAGGCTCGGCGCGTCTGACGCGGCGCTTGTCTTTGTTTGCCTCCGATGGCAGCGGGCCGGCGGCCAAGGCGATCGAGCGGTTGAACCTCAACGCCGAGGAGCTGTTGCGGATGCCGCTCGACAAGCGGATCGAGACGGTGACCAATGCCATTCGCGAGAATGCGGATGCGTCTGAGCAGGCGGCGCTGTTCAGCCAGCTGTTCGGTGATCGCGGGTTTGTGGCCTTCCAGCGGCTCGATAGCGCCACGCTGCGCCAGGCGACCAAGGATCTGCAGGACTTCGGTGCGATCGTGTCGGACAGCGATGCGGACCAGATCGAGCGGACCAACGATGCGCTGTCTCGGCTTGGCCTGATTGGTCGCGGGGTTGCAAACCAGATTGCGGTGGCGGCTGCGCCGGCGCTTGAGCGACTGGCCGATGGGTTTGCGGCCGCGGCCAGTGTGACCGGGCCTCTGGGGCAGGCAATCAAAGGGCTGATCGGCAATCTTGACCGGATCTTGATCTATGCAGGCACTTTTGCCGGGTTCCTTGCAGGGAAATGGGTTGCTGGCATGGCCGCGGCGGCGCTGTCGGTGCGCGGGCTTGCGACGACGCTGGTGGTCCTGAAGGGCGCTTTGATCCGCACCGGTATTGGCGCGCTGATCGTCGGAGCCGGTGAGCTGGTCTATTGGTTCACCAAGCTGGCAAGCGGCGCGGGCGGCTTCGGCGATGCGATGCGCTTGCTGACGGATCTCGCCTCTGAGGTCTGGTCGAAGGTCTCGCTTTCTGCGCAGTCGGCCTGGGCCGGTGTTGAGGCGTCCTGGGCGGATGCGCAGGCGGTGATCCTCGATGGGTTCCAGTCTGCGGTGGATGGCGCGACGTCCTGGGCGAACAGCACGGTCAACACCTTTGAGGGCGGCTTTTTGGCGGTGCAGGCCATTTGGGAGGCCTTGCCGGGCGTGTTCAGCCGGATTGGGGCCTTGGCCATCAATGGTCTTGTGGAGGCGATGGAGAGCGGGCTCGAAGGGCTGACCGAAGGCGTGAATGCGCTCCTGACCCTGGGCGGCCGCCGTCCGGAATGGGCCATCGAGGCTCCGGATCTGTCGGAGTGGAAGAAAACCGTGCCGGAGGCCACCGATTTGGGCCAGGCCGCGCGCGAGGCGTATGAGAGTGCGTTCAAGGACTCGCCATTTGACGCACCGCAGCTGTTTGACGGCATGGCCGAGGATGCGCGGCTCCGGGCGTCGGGCTACCGGGAGGCGGCGCGCATGCTGAGCACGGCCGCGGCGGGTCCGATCACCGCCTGGCAGGCGCTGAAAGACGCCATGACCGGGGCGGGCGATGAGGGCGCAGCGGCGCTTGATGAGGCGGCGGTCTCGGCCGACAAGGTCACCGAGGCTCTGACCAAGGCGGGCGGCGCGGCGAAGGACACCAAGGAGGCGCTCTCGGGCTTCCAGGCTGTGGGCCAAAGCCTGAAGGATTATGCCGCGACGGCGATGGATTGGGGCAAGGGGCTGGGGGAGACGCTGACCGGCGCGTTCAGCGGCGCTGAGTCTGCCTTCCGCAGCTTTGTGGAAACCGGCAAGCTGGACTTTAAGAGCCTGGTGCGCTCGATCCTCGCGGATCTGGCCGTGCTGGCGTTCAAGAACGCGGTATTGGGTCCGATCGCAAATGCGCTTTCGGGCGTGTTCGGAGGCGGGTCTGCGCCTGTGGCGGTCTCGCACAATGGCGGCATGGTCGGGCTCTCTGGCATGTCGCGGCGGGTGCCGACGGCGGTGTTTGCCGGGGCGCCGCGCATGCATAGTGGTGGATGGGCTGGATTGCGTCCGGATGAGGTGCCGACGATCCTGCAGCGCGGGGAGCGGGTGCTGAACCGGCGCGAGGCAGCGGCTTATTCGCCTGGTGGCTCTGCAGGCGGCGGCGTGTCGATCTCGATTGATGCGCGCGGGGCGCAGATGGGCGTGGCGGAGCAGATCGATCAAAAACTCCGCGCGGCTTTGCCGGAGATCAAGCGGGTTGCGATCCAGAGTGTCAGTGATCGCCGGCAGCGGGGGTATGCGGTATGAGCGAGCTGCCTTTGACGCTGGTGGAGTCGATCGAGCGGCGCTTGGCGACGGCGGTCTCGGCGCAGACCTCGCCGTTTACCGGCAGCCAGCAGATCCAAGACTGGGGCGGTGAATGGTGGGAGGTCACGTTTGATGTGGCGCTCACCAAGGGGCGGAATGGCCGGCGGCTGTCGGCCTTCTTCACGGCGCTCGGAGGGGTGCGGGGCTGGTTTGTCCTGCGCGATCCCTCGGCGGCGCGCCCTGATCTTGCCGCGATGGATATTGCGGTGGCGGGCGCCGGGCAGTCGGGCAACACGCTTGTCACCTCGGGCTGGGACGCGGAGGCTCTGGCGCTTGAGGCGGGGGACTTCTTCTCGCTTGGCACGGGGTCCGATATGCGGCTGCATATGGTCACGGCTGACGTGGTGGCCAATGCCAGTGGGGTTGCGGTTTTGACCTTCACGCCGCGCCTGCGCCAGTCGCCGGTTGACATGAGCCCGGTGGAGGTTGCCGCGCCCGGCGTGGCGCTGCGTTTGACGCAGCCGGTGCCGACGCGGATCAGCCGGGCCGATAGCTTCCGCTTCTCAGTGGCGGCACGGGAGGCGCTTTGATGGCACGGGATCTTACGGCGCAGATCGCGGCGGCTCTGGAGCAGGGCACGCTGCGTCCGATCCTGTTCTTTGAGGGGGAGTTCGCCTCGGGTTGGGTGCGGATCTGGTCTGGCCTGGGCGAGATCGCCTGGAACGGGCAGACCTGGACCGGGGTCGGCAGCCTGCTCGGCATCGGTGCGATCGAGGAGACGCAGCAGGTGGTGGCCGGCGGCACCACGGTCTCGCTCTCGGGCGTGCCGCTGGAGATGATCTCTCTGGCCATTGATGAGGCGCGCCAAGGCAAGCCGGGCCGGGTGTGGCTGGGGCTTCTGACGGAGCAGCGCGAAATCATCGCAGATCCGGTGCGGGCCTTCACGGGCCGGCTGGATGTGCCGGAGGTGGCGGATGCGGGCGATAGCTGCACGGTGACCATCTCCTATGAGAACCGCCTGATCGATCTCGGGGTGGCGCGCAATTGGCGCTACACCCATGAAAGTCAGCAGGTGCTCGCGCCGGGCGACCGGGGCTTTGAGTTTGTCAGCGCGATCCAGGATCGAGAAATCACATGGGGGCGGGCATGAGGGTCTGCGGTTGGGTGTCGCTTTTGGCGGCGCGGCTTGAGGCGGTGCGGGACATTCCCTTCGCCTGGGGCCACCATGATTGCGCGACCTGGGCGTTTGATCTGCGCCGGGATCTGACGGGTGGCGAGGATGTCGCGGCTCTTTGGCGGGGCCGATACACCACGGCGCTTGGCGCGCAGCGCGTGATGCGCAAACTGGGCTGGTCGGACCTGGAGGCCATGGGGCGCGATCTTCTGGGCGCGCCGCTTGCCACGCCGCTTCTCGCGCAGCGCGGGGATCTGGTCTTAGGCGGTGAGGATCCGGCCTTTGGGGTCTGCGCTGGCGCGCGGGCGGTCTTTATCTCGCCGGCGGGGCTGGTGCAGCTGCCGCTTGCGCGTTGCGCCTTGGCCTGGAGGGTCTGAGCCATGCCGCCGATTGTAGTGGGGGCTGTCGCACTTGGTGGGGCGGCGGTGGCCGCGGGTGGCCTGGCCGCGGCCTTTGCCGCCGGGGGGCTCATCGGCTTTGCTGCGAGCTTTGGCGCCTCGATGCTCTTGTCCGGGGTCTCGCAGGCCTTGATGGGCACGCCGGATGTGTCGATCCAGCCGCGCACGGTGAGCGTGCGCGAGCCGGTCATGCCGCGGGACATGGTCTACGGCCGGGTGCGCAAGGGCGGCGCGATCGTCTTCCTGCATGAGGCGGGCGATGCGAATGAGTATCTGCACCTGGTGATCGTGCTGGCCACGCACCGGGTCAAATCGATTGGCGCGGTCTACTTCGATGGCGAGATGGCGGTGGAC